CAAATTTATTTGTGGCAGCATTAGTTTTTTCAATACTTTTTTCAAGTTCATGCTTATATTTACTTACATCTCTATCGAGTCTTTTTTTACCTTTAAAGAGTCCACGAAGAAAACTACCTATAGCTCCTTCAGTTAGAATATTTTCTTTATCCATATATGATTTTTTCTTTGACATAAGATTCTCCTATTTAGATATACTTATTCATATATAAATATCAAATATGTAAAAAAAAGTTATTTGAATCTTGGATTTATTGCAGGTTTTGAAACTGTTGAATTTTTTGATTTTTGATTCATTTTTTTAATTTTATCATTTTCTTTCTTTTTTACATTAATTAATTTATTATAATAAAAATTTCTTAGATATGTGGGCATATTATACACATCATTATGTGTAAATCCTTGACCATAATATATAAGTTGAAATATTGTTTCGTGAATTTCAGCTCTATGTTCCGGCTTCAGGCCAAAAAAACTGTACCGCCATTGGTATATCTACCTTGACGGTTTCTCCTTCTATATCTACTTCTTGGGTGAGTTCAATATCTGGTGAAGCTAATTTAATTTCATTTCTTAAATACATCGAATCTCTTGCAAGTAAATTAAAAACAAAATTATTTATTGTTTCCTGTGAATCATTACCATCAACTGAAGTAACTATATATCTTAAACGAGTTGTTAGTTCGGGTGAAATATCTGATCCTATTTTCTTTGAACCTTTTAATTCTTCTACTATTTTAACTTCTTCTTTACCAGTTAACAACCTAAATGTTACTTTCTTTTTAGAAATAGGTAGGGTAACTTTAAAATTATTTTCTTTTACATCATCTGATAAAGTCTTAAATGGACAATCTGCTAAATTAAAAGTTTGCATCATTTTGTCACCAGTATTTGGATTTATTATTTCACATTCATATTCAGGACCATAAGCTAATATACGAGCTGCAACCATAATTGCATTTTTATCACCTAATATTAAATCATCAACAGTAACACCCTCTGTTAATATAAGTGAATTTAATAATTTATCAATTACAAGACCTTTTTTTATAAGATTTTGTGATGTAAGAATATCTTCTTCTCTTGCAGTCATATATTTTATTTCTAATTTACCACTTGATATCGGTGAATCTTTTGGATATAACTTACCACCACTTGGTAAATCTATAACTTCACTTGGAAACTTTTGTTCTTCTGACATTTTAGACTCCTATGATTTTGATTCAGTAACAGATGCTTTTCTGTAGTCTGTAACTAATTTTTTTATTTCACCAACTGCTTTTCTTGCTCTAGTACCTGCAGCTTTGTTACCTTTTGATGAAAAATCTCTATGATTTTCTTGAAAATCTTCCCATAGATTGTTTAATGTTTCATATAATTCATTTGTATTTGACATATCTTAAACCTCCGTTGCTCTTTTATACCAACCAAACCAAAATCTCTCTTGTTCTGGTTTTTTAATAACTAAATTAGCAAATCGTAATACACGATAAGCTCTAACTCGTTCTAATTCTAAATTTTGTATTGCTTTTAATGTATTTGGCCCAATTCCACCATCTACTTCAATTTTATCTCTGTTTTTAGCATTTGCGGTTCTCTGTAACACTTTGACAGCTCCTCTTCTACCAAAATTAACACACATATCAAAATAAATGTGTTTTAAATGATTTGGAACTTCATCACATTTTGCTGGTCTCCAATAATCTTGATGATATATTGTTTTAGCTTGTTCTTTGGTTAGATTTTTTATATCAACATTAGGATAAAACCTTTTAGCTATACCAAAATTAGTTTCACCACCTCTATCATTGGGATCATCTACATAACCACCTTCGTGTTTTAAAACCTCTTCTATTATTTCTTCAAATGTTGTTTTCATATAACCTCATAACTATTCATATATAAATATATACAAAATAAAAAAACCCTCAACTTTTGTTAAGGGTTTTCACTAATATGATATTTTAAGTCTTAGAATTTAAGTACAGCATAATCGTATTTTATTGTACAAGTAATTTCAACAGGATCACTTGAATCAAAAGCTAAATCACCAAAATTAGCAGATTGGATAAACGCACCTTTTAATTCCCATTCTTCAACAACATCACCAACTGGACCTAAAAGATTAAAAGTTACATTTTTTTTATAAAAATCAGAGTAACCATCTCTACCAGTTACAGATTCATGACCTAATCTAACCCACTCCATTACTTGTTGTGCAGCAGATGGAACAATTGGATCATAAAGTGTTATATCAAGTGGTTGCCATCTTGATTTTCCTTTAACATATCTTGTTACATTCAAATGTTCCAAAATAACTTCATCAGATTCAAGTGTTGGACGATTCATAGCTTTAATTAGATAAGCATTTATACCATCAACTTGCATTATAAACCGATTCTTTAACTTCGGTTCAAAGGGGGTAAACATTATATCTTGTGGTTGTAATAACTCTGCCATTTAACTTCTCCTATTAAGAATACCTGTGTATTCATATATAAATATTAGAAAAATACAAAAAAAGTATTTATATTTTATAAACTCATTTCATTAATTGATTTATATCATACTTTATTCAGGAAACGATGCACCAGTTGGTTGTATTGTGAAATCAAGAACAATAAATTCAGCAGTTCTTGTAGGTTGTAAATATAATTGTCCTATAAGTTGATTTCTATCAATTGTATCTGGTGTATTATTTGTATCATCCATTACTACTCTAAACGCTGATAAACCACTTTGAGCTTGAACTTGTTCTAAAAATGGATTAGTAATTCCTAAAAATCTTCGTCTTGTTGCAGCTGTATTTTGTTCAAATACAAGGAATCTTGAAGAAGATGCTATAAATTTCTTAACTCTAATTAGTAACCGCCTTACATTAATTCTATCAAGTGCTGATGCTTTCTTTTGTAAAGTTTTCTGGCCAAATACAGTTACACCTTGACCTGGGAATGTTGCTATTGGATTCACATTTGCATCATATAATGTATCTCTATCAGCTTGAGTTAACTTTCTTTCAGCCTGACTTACAATATCAATTCCACCTCTAGTTAGACCTGCAGGAGCAAACCATGGATGAGCTACTTTATCGTTGAAAGCATAAATTCCACCCATTACTGTTGAAGGTGGCACCCATCTTTGAGTTCCTAATTGACTATCTGATATTTTAACCCATGGCCAATATACAGCAGCATAATTTGAATTACGAGTTTTTGCTTCAGTTGTTGCATCTGATACATTTTTATCGTGAATAACAGGATCAATTATAGCAAAACAATCTCCTCTACCTTCACAAACATCTATAACTTTTGAAGCTACAGCCGAATGTATAGATGATATAATACCAGGTGTTAATATTAAATTAATATCATAATCATCTTGATTACTTAATATATTAAGTGCTTGTATATATGCATCATATCCATTAGCACCACCATTAGTACTTGGATCTAATCCTTGTGAATTATTTTCTGATATATTTTCATATAGACCCTCAGCAATAGGATGTGTGACATTTCCATCTGTTCCACCACTAAATGAACCATTTTCAGAACCACTATTTGAACCACTATAAAAAGTTGGTAATGAAGCAGAAGCTGCTGGAATTCTGACATTTCCATTCTCATCTAAATATTTAGAAGTTACACCTTGGACTTCAACTCTAACATATTTTGATTTATTTTGAAATGAACCAGATAATTGTAAATATGGTTCACCATTTTCATCAGTTCTAACTACTTGAACTTGATCTCCAATAACTTTACCAATATAATTGGTACTATCAGGATCAAGTGTGAGGTTAGAATATGATTCCAATACTACTTTTTGTTTAACAGTATCATCACCCCTTCTAAGTTGTAAACCAAATGTTCCTTTCTTTTTATTTACACTTGTTATTTCCCATCTTAAATTATGTTTTGAACCAGATGTTAATAAAGAATTTGAACCAACTGGTCCAACACTATTCATTACAGTACCATCTGCATGTGTATATAGTTTAAATGAAATATTTGGTGTACCTGAATTATAATCTGAACCACCAGTGAAAAATCTTGATCCAGTAAATTGGTTGACAACATCAGTACCATATGATGATGTTATATTAATATATCCTGTAGGTGCAGATCCACCATAAACATATGTTGGTGTTATAGGTCCCTCATTAGTACCCAGCATTGCTGGATCAGTACCAATTGGAACTCCAAATGCACCATTTGTATTATAAGTAAAATCAAGAGAATTTGGTATTTCATCATCATCTCCACCAATTATTGTTGATGCAGAAGTGAAACTCGCTGAAATTTGTAATCCGTGTAAAGAACTACTAGCGTTAAATATTCTGGCAGATTCTGATATTGTTAAATTAAGACTAGACATTGATGGAAAATAAATATCAGTAGAACTATTAGTAACTAATCCACCAGTAATAGCCCCACTACTTGTATAATGAAGATTTAAAGTAGTTCCTAAATATGGTGTAAGTGTTATGTAATTAGAACCCGTTGGGTCTGAAGCCAAACTCATACTAAATGGGTTGCTAAATCTTATACTAGCAGAATGAGCACTACCACCACCAACAATAGCAGGATCAATTGATGCTGATACTGTAACTGATGCTCCACCATAATCTCCTGCAAGAATTCTAACAACTGTTAAAGTATCTGAATTTTTTAAATATTGTTCTGCAGTATGTGATGTCAAATATTGATAATAATTACTCCCACTTTTAAAAGTATCTCCAAATTTAGCTTGAAAATCTGAATAAGAAGTTACAATTGTTGGTATACCTGCTGGACCCTTAACAGTTGGTCCAACTACAACAGCACCAATATCTGCTATTGCTGAAGGTAAGAACGATTGATCTATTTCATTTGTAAATACACCTGGGGATACAATTTTTTCCGCCATTTAATTTCTCCTATTTATCATTATTCTGGAAACGATGCACCAGTTGGTTGAATTGTGAAATCTAATACTATAAACTCAGCAGTTCTTGTTGGTTGTAGATATAATTGTCCAATCAATTGATTTCTATCAATTGTATCTGGAGTATTATTACTTTCGTCCATTACTACTCTAAACGCTGATAAACCACTTTGAGCTTGAACTTGTTCCAAGAATGGATTAGCTATACCCAAGAATCTTCA